ATACTAAGGTTACAGTCGGAACTATAGCCTCTGGTGCTGTAGACCTCTCCACAGGTAATTACTTTACTGATTCACCTAGTGGTGACTACACCTATACCTTTACTAATCCCGGTGACGTACAAGCGTTTCAGATAGAAGCTACTGGCGGTAGTGCTGCCGTGGCTAGTACGTTTAGCACTGACATTTATGATGGGAATGGTGGCACTGGACAGACAATTAACAACGGAATTGACCTTGCTGGTGACGGTGGTTTGGTTTGGTTTAAACAACGAAATGCAACTAGGGATAATGGTTTATTTGATACGGTAAGAGGTGCAAATAAATATGTTATATCAAATGACACTAATATAGAAGCTTCAACTACTACTATGCTAACAGCATTTAACTCTAATGGTTTTACATTAGGCGGTGGCGGCGGAATAGTAAATAACGGTTCGGGTACTTACGTTTCGTGGACATTCAAAAAGCAAGCTAAGTTTTTTGATGTTGTTACATATACTGGGAATCAAACGGTTAGAACGATTAGTCACAACCTTGGTTCTACGCCGGGGACTATCATAATCAAGAACTTAGATCAGTCAGATGGAAATGCAACTTGGCAGGTTTGGCACAGGTCTCTAGTCGATGGCTCTGGAAACCCTGAGTTTGTGCGTCTAAACACAACTGACGCAAAGTTTTCTGTTGGTGGTTCTTGGTTTAATGATACTTTACCAACATCTACGGAGTTCACCCTCGGCACTGGATTAGGTACTAACTGGTCTGGTCAAAACTTCGTTGCCTACCTATTCGCCCACGATACTGCCTCAGATGGTTTGATCCAGTGCGGTACATTCTCTGGTCAACCCACCTCAGTTAATCTTGGATGGAAACCTCAATGGCTGTTGTGTAAGAGAACAGACAGCACATCCAACTGGGTCTTGCTAGATAATAAGCGTGTAACTGGTGGGTCAGAAGATTATCTGTATGCAAACACCACTGGGGCCGACCAGACTTCTTTTGATTTGGTGGACTTTACCTCAACAGGTTTTGATGTACTTTCAGGATTAGCTGGAACTCAGATATACATGGCTATCCGTAGTGCCTCAGCCCCAGCTATAACATGGCCTAGCTCAATAGAGTGGACAGGTGGTTCAACCCCAAGCACACCAGCAGAGGGTGAGACAGACGTATATACATTCACGACTGACGATGGTGGCACGACATACACTGGTATTCAGTCAATAGACAACGCAAGCTAATAGAGGAGAGTGAATCTATGGAAGCGTTTAAGATCAAGAACGGCCTTAGTGCCAAACGGTATTTAGGTAGCACTACCACACTATCAGGGTCTACTATAGACTTATCGTTAGGTAGCATGTTCAGCACTACGTTGAGCAGTGACCCTGCGTATGCGTTTACTAACCCACCCGCCAGTGGAAATGCCCAAGCCTTCTCTGTGGAGGTTACTGGTGGTACTACTACTTTTACTCAGGACTCTTTCGCTACTACTCTTTATGCTGGCACTAGTGCAGCACAAACTATTACCAACGGCATAAACCTATCTGGTGATGGTGGCTTGGTGTGGCTAAAAGTCAGAAATGCTGGTGGAGATAATTATCTCATAGACACAGAAAGGGGCGGGTCTGAGCTTTTAAGTTCAAACTCAGATAGCGCATCAAGCACAGTTGACACTTACCCCGTTGGTAATGGCACGAGAGCCGATTCAACTGGGTTTTCTATTGGGCCGGGGGGCGCAATAAACGGAAGTGGTTTTAACTACGTTTCTTGGACATTCAAGAAGCAAGCTAAGTTCTTCGATATAGTTACATGGACTGGCGATGGAGTTTCTGGTAGAACTATCTCTCACAGTCTTAATTCAGAAGTAGGTTTTTACGTTGTTAAAAGGCTTGACGCTTCGGGAGACTGGAGAACTTTTCACAGATTTAGTGATAGCGCAACGCACCCAAACATTGCCTATTTAAACGGTACAAGCGGTGGGGTATTTGAAAGTGATAAACTAACGGCAACATCTACTACATTTACTATTGAAGGGGGGTTTAATGGAGACTTTAACAGCACAGGTCACACCTACGTAGCCTATCTATTCGCACATGACACAGCATCTGACAGCCGTGTTAAGTGTGGTAGCTATACGGGTGGTGGTAACAGTGATGTTGAAGTTAATCTGGGTTGGAAACCTCAATGGTTACTAGTAAGACGCTCGGACGCAGCGGAAGATTGGTATATTCTTGATACTGCTCGTGGCTTAGGCTCTGACGGTGATCTAAATGCTAATCTAGAACCTAACCTTAGTAGTGCAGAAACTTCAAGTTCTACAAGGGTTGCTGTAACAGATACAGGGTTCTTTACCACATCCAACACAGGGTCTTTTAACGCTTCTGGTGGCAACTACATCTACATAGCTATCCGTGCATCCACAGCAACAGACAGTGCAATCACTTGGCCTAGCTCAGTGAAGTGGCCCTCTGGTGTATCACCGACAACACCCGCAGCGGGTACAAAAGACTTGTTTACCTTCCTAACGACAGACGGTGGCACAACATACTATGGCAAGAAAGCCGCAGAGGGGTTAGCGTAATGAGCAATACTAAAACAGTAATGGGCCAAGCGTCTAACCAGTATGTTGCACCCACTGATATTACAGATGTGTTCAGCACTTACTTGTATGATGGCACTGGCTCTGCACAAACGATTACCAACGGCATTGACCTTGCTGGCGAAGGTGGTTTGATTATTACCAAGCGTAGGAACTCAAGTAGTGGAGGTGGGCCGTGGTGGAATGATACAGAAAGGGGGGTTGATAACTATGTTCAATCTTCCGCAACTACCGGACAGAACACTAGTTCGGGAAGCATGAGCGGTGTAACAAGTTCAGGATATACACTTGGTACGTTTACTGGCTGGAATAACTCAGCAGGTGAATACGTCTCTTGGACATTCCGCAAAACCCCTAAGTTCTTCACATGCGTTCAATATACTGGGGATGGCGTTGCTGGTCGTACTGTTAGCCATAACCTTGGTACAACTGTTGGAACTATTATCGTTAAACGAACTGATACTACAAGGGAATGGGGTATTTATCATAGGTCGCTTGGGGGTACAAAATATTTAAGTTTTGATACAGACGCATCCGCTTCTGCTGTTGGGTTCTGGAACAATACAGAGCCAACTAGCACAGAGTTTACTGTTGGAGCAAGTAATACAACCAACGCCTCTGGCGGCACATACGTAGCCTACCTCTTCGCCCACAATGATGGTGACGGTGGGTTCGGCCCCAGTGGTGACCAAGACATTATCAAGTGTGGGAGTTTTACAAGCACCAGTTCTACACAAGAAATTGACTTAGGGTTTGAACCTCAGTGGGTTATGTTCAAAAACTCAACTGATACTCAGTATGGCGAGTGGCGTATATTTGACACAATGCGTGGGATGTCCGAAACGGAAAGTAAATATTTAGCGGCAAATCTGTCTGATTCTGAAGCCACAAATAATCCATTAGTTACTGCTTACTCCCAAGGTTTTAAAACTGACGTAAGTGCTGGTGGGTCTGGCAAAACCTACATCTACATGGCAATTCGCCGCGGCCCTCTTGCTTCACCTACGGCTGGGACTGAGGTGTTTGCTATGGATACCCTTGGTGCTACTACTCCTAATCCACCCTCGTATAACGCTGGTTTTCCTGTTGACTTAGGCATTATGAAGAGCAAGACATCAGGGACAGACTTCTGGCGTGTGGGCGCTAGGCTCACGGGTGAAAAGCGTTTAAGGACTGACTCTACTGACGCAGAGGCAACTGACACACAGCACAAGTTTGACTATCAAGACGGTTGGTATGATGCGGGGTCTTATGTTGACAGTCAGTATCAATCTTGGATGTGGAAGAGAGCGCCTTCCTTCTGCGATGTTGTGGCATACACGGGCAACGGAACAGCAGGACGTACTGTAAGCCATAACCTTGGTGTTGCACCTGAGATGATGTGGATTAAATCCAGAAACAATGCTAGAAGTTGGCGGGTTTATCATTCTTCATTTACCAACGGTAGTGTATCTATAAATAGCGCTGCTTCAAAAGACACAAGCACTAATTACTTTAGTACACCTACTGCTGATAATATTATTCTTGGGTCTGATAATGATACTAATAGAACGGCATACACCTACATAGCCTATCTTTTCAGTACCTTAGCTGGTATATCGAAGGTGGGAAGCTACACTGGAAACGGCTCAAGCCAGACTATCGACTGTGGCTTTACTACAGGTGCTAGGTTTATCCTTATCAAACGCACTGACGCTACAGGTGATTGGTTTGTATTTGATACTGAACGTGGCATTGTATCTGGAAATGATCCTTCTCTTGCACTTAATAACGCTAACGCACAAAGAACGACAGAAGATTCAGTTGATCCTAATAGTAGTGGGTTCATTGTTGTTAATGACGCACAGAACGAACTTAACGTATCAAATAGCAACTACATCTTCTATGCAATCGCCTAGCAATCTTCGAACCGCATAACCATAACACACGGCAGTACATAAAGGAGAACACAACATGTATGCTAAAATTAACGGTGGGACAGTAACACACTTCCCTTACACATTCGGTCAACTACGTCAGGATAACTCTAACGTATCATTCCCCAAGAACATAACAGCAGGTGTCATGCAGAAGTTTGGCATGGTAGGTGTCCTAGAAGGGCCACAGCCTACTCCTACAGCTTACCAAACAGTACAGCGCAATGCTTTACCCACACGTCCTGTCATTGGTCAAGATGACGAAGGCGAAGACATTTTTGCTAACTACTGGATAATTGATTACACAGCAGTAGATATGTTTGCTGATACTACTGAGACTGATGACGATGGTGTAGAGACTGCTACTACCAAGGCTGAACATGAGGCTGCATATCAGGCTGCCCTTGATGCTACAGCAGCAGCGTCTGTGCGAGTTAAACGCAACACGCTTTTAGCTGAAACGGATTATTTTGCATTAACTGACGTAACAATGAATGCGGAGATGACAACTTACCGTCAAGCGCTGCGTGATATTACATCTCATGCAAACTTCCCCAATCTGGACGATGCAGACTGGCCTGAGAAGCCTGAATAAGAGGAGAAGGCCATGCCGTTAATTCCTCTTAACATTCCAGCGGGCCAATATAGAAACGGCACTGAGTATCAGTCTCAAGGCCGCTGGCGTGATGGCAACTTAATTCGCTGGCATGAGGGTGCTTTGCGCCCAGTTGGCGGCTGGCGTCAACGCGGAAGCGTTGATCTTGACGGCGTAACTCGCACAATGATTGCGTGGGAAGACAACAGTAGCAGTCGCCGCGTAGCTTTTGGCACAGCCAACAAGCTATACGCCATGACTTCTGGTAACGCCGTCAGTGACATTACGCCCTCTGGCTTCACCACTGGTCGCGTAGATGCAACCTCTTTTACAAGTTATGGCGGCGGTGTGTACGGAACTAGCCTTTACGGCCTGCCGTCAGAGGACATCGGAACCATATTCCCAGCGACCACATGGAGCTTGGAAAACTGGGGCGAATACTTGCTTGCCGCAACACCGGATGACGGTAAAATTTACCAATGGCAGCTTAACGGCGCAACACCAGCAGCGGTATTGTCTAACGCTCCAGTAGACTGCTCCGGCATGATGGTAACGGAAGAGCGCTTTGTGTTTGCATTTGGCGCAGGCGGCAATCCTCGCAAGGTTTCATGGTCTGACCGTGAGGATAACAATACCTGGACACCAGCGGCGACAAACGAAGCTGGTGACATTGAAATCCAAACCAACGGCACAATCCTCAAAGGTTTGCGCACACGCGGGCAGTCACTGATCCTTACAGATCAAGACGCCCATACAGCCACATACAGCGGTCCTCCGTTTGTTTACGGCTTTGAGCGCGTCGGTACTTCGTGTGGTTTAATCGCAGCTAACGCCGCCGCCTCTATTGACGAGGGCGTGGTGTGGATGGGGCAACGCTCATTCTTTATTTACGCTGGTGGCTCTGTGCGAGACTTGCCGTGCGAAGTTGCTGATTATGTTTTTAGCGATATGAACAATGACCAGAGGTCAAAGGTTCACGCCGTAGTCAACAGCCGTTTTAACGAAATCTGGTGGTTCTACCCAAGCGCCAGCGGTACAGAGTGCGATAGCTACGTTGCATTTGACTACGCAGAAAACATTTGGACCACTGGTCAGATTGATCGAACCGCTGGCGTTGATCGCGGTGTATTTAGGCAGCCATTTTGGATTGCCGCAAACGGCATTTTATATGAGCAAGAAATTGGCTTTGACTACAGCGGCCAATCTCCGTTTGCCGAAACAGGTCCAATTGCGCTTGGCGCAGGCGAGAATGTAATGGCTGTGCGCGGTATGATCCCAGACGAAAACACGCTGGGAGATGTGAATGCCACATTTAAGACACGTTTCTACCCGACAGACACTGAGCGCGATTACGGCCCATACAACATGGCCAACCCAACAAGCCTGCGCTTTACTGGGCGTCAAATAAGAATGCGCGTCACTGGCAACACTTCGTCAGATTGGCGTGTTGGTATTATGCGCCTTGACGCTGTAGCTGGTGGCCGCAGATGAGTAGGATACTCCCGCCCATTAC